ACCAGCAATAATCCGCAAAGCATGACCGAGCTCGGCTTTGTGACGAGCAATGCGCAGGTGCAATATCAGAGCATCAACGAGAAATTCATCGTCAATGTCGACGGCGGGCAGACGGTCGTTGTTCAGCGGCAAACGCTGCCTGGCGGCCAGACGTAAAAGTCTTTGGTTCCTTTCTTTAGAAAAGAACAGCTTTCTTTCGCGGGAGAGCCCGGATGGGGGGCGGCGAGGCGCATATGACGCCTGGCCAGTGATGGGAGATATCAAGCACATGCCGATCAATTCCTTCTCGATCGGGCGCGATTGCCAGCTTGTGGTGATGGGGCCGCAAGGGCGCGTGGACCTGACCTATGTGAGTGGTTTTGAGTGCCGCCAGATGACACAATCGGTACGGCTGGACCGGCTGGACGGTGTGCCGATGGGGGCGGAACTGCCGAAGGGCTGGGAGGGCAGTTTTGAGGTGGAACGTGGCACCAGTGCCGTGGATGACTTCATTGCTTTGGCTGAGCAAACGTTTTTCACGCAGGGGGCTCTGCCGGCCGGCACTGTCTATCAATACGTGACGGAAGTCGATGGCTCGGTATCGACGTACCAGTTTAGTGGTGTCGTCTTCAAACTGGTGAATGCCGGGAGTTGGAAGGGAGATGCCAGCGTGAGGCAGAAACTGGAGTTCTTTGCGACGCAGAGGCAACGCATCTGATGACCTTACCTAGTGCGCAAATTGTCAGTGCCGCGATGGCACCGTTGGTTGTCCGCGATGCCGATGGGCGGGAATTGGTTCTGCGACGACTGACTGCGCTCGACCGGTTGCGCCTGTTCAAGGCTATCGGACCTTCGCTCTCTCAGAATAGCCTGTATTTGGGGATGGCGACGCTGGCAGCTGCCGTGACAGCCATCGATACGATACCTGTGCCTGCGCCGGTGACTGAAGGACAGTTGGAAGCGTTGGTGGGACGCCTTGGCGATTCCGGCATTGCTGCTGTTGCGGCAGCACTTGCTGAGGACGCGCAACCGGTGCTGGGGAGTGCGGCGCAGGGAAACTGAGTGGGCACCCCGATCTGGTTGACTGCCTTTATCTGGTCAAGAACGGGGTGCCATTTGATGTTGCTTTCTCTCTGCCCGCGGATGAACGGCTGGCCTGGGTAGTTGCGATGGGCCGGTTCGATGGGATGGAATTCGATTGGAGCACACGGCGTTGGAAGAGAGCTTGAGCGACGCGCTGCTTGCCGCGGGTGAGCGGCTAGCCGAGGCGATGCGGATGAGGCTTTCTGCCCACGGCTTGCCAAGCGAGCTGACTGTTCTGGTTGAAGGCGAACGGGTTGTGATCGCGAGCCGTTCCGGTGCAGTGCGGGACGCCGAAGTCGGAATAGCCTCTAAGCCGCCGAGGGCGACGATGGAGCGAATTGCGCGCGAAGCGGCTCCGGACTTGCTTCAGGTAATCTCAACCAGGTTGCAGGATAGCTGGCGTTGATTGAGGCGTTCGAGATTGGCGTTTCGCTTGCGTTGCGGGATGGCGTGTCGGAGAGCATTGCTCAGGCGCAGCGCAACATGGAAGCGTTGCGGAAGACTGTTGACGCGAATGGTCTATCGGTGCGCGCGTTGCGCGACGCAGGTATTCGCGCGGTATCTTTGATGAGCGCTCAGCCCAAAGAGGAAAAGGGCCAAAGACAAGCGAATCCCCGCGTTGCACAAACGGCAACCGCTCAGACTGCGCCGGTGCCTGATATCACATCTCGATCTGTGCAATCTGATAGCGCTGAGGCGCCGGATCCTCGCGAGCCAAGCCTGATTGAAAGCGAGCGAACTGGAGAGCGAGAACCGAGAGAGAGCCCTTGGGACAGACTGGCGTCCGCGCCGGTGAATGTGAGGAGCGAGCCGCGTGCGATTGCGCGAGAGCAGCCCAGGATAGACGACGCCTTGCCGCAGCTGCAGACGGTTGCGCCCTTCGGCCAATCAGGGGAGCAGGGTTTTTCCGTTGTCAGTGGAGGAGAGCAGTCGGGACTGGCTTCTTCGGCTGCTCAGTTGTTGGCAGCGCCCGAAGGAGAGAACGCGATGCTGCCCGCGCTGCCGCCGGCGGCAATAGTACCGGGCTATGCCCTTCAAATGCCGTCGTCGGCGCAGAGCGGCTTTGCCTCGATGAGCGCCGGCGGCTTGCAGCGGACTGGCTTGGAGGATTGGGCGCCCGCGGTGGCGGAGCGGGTAGATACCACGCCGCAAGGATCCTTGACCGAAAGCGTGGCGCAATTGCGTCGGGCAGATAGTGGGACGTTGACAGGTCCGTTTGTGACTAAGCCCGCTGCCCCAGACGTAAATCGGATGGAATGGCATCCGTGGGATTCAATATCCTCGCGCAATCAGGAAATGGATGATCCTGGAGCGTCGGGAGACTGGAATTCCTCTTTGGCAAAATTGCGTGCTGCCTTGCCAACCACGTTGTCAAGTGCTCAGTCCGAGCCCGAATCTGTGGCGCCGCAGGGGCGCGGAAACGCGGAAGGACCAGCGGCCGGCGACGTGTTTCTGGACGGCGTGTTGGTGGGACGTTGGATTTCGCGGTTCCTGAGGCGGGAGGCGGAGCGAGCAGAGTCCGGCCCGACCGGATTTGATGCGAAGCGGGGGCGTTTGCTGCCTGGCGTGACTGTGGGGGGATGATGGCGCTTCTCATTCTTGGCGGCTTCACATTCGTGGATTTCGAAGTACCCAGCAAAGTTGTTTTCGGTGGCGCGCAGAAATTAGCCGTCCACAAACTGATCGGCGGTACACGCGTGATCGACGTGATGGGACGCGATGATTCCGACGTGTCTTGGTCGGGGATTTTCACGGGGAGCGACGCAGGCGATCGGGCACGGATGGTTGATGCCATGCGGGTTGCCGGTGAGCCGCTCAGCCTCATTTGGGACGAATTCTGCTATACGGCATTAATTAAGAAACTGGACATGACCTTTTGCAATCCCTGGTGGATACCATATCGTCTAACCTGTACAATCGTCGTAGATCAGGCGCAGAGTATTGCGGCCTATGCGCCGATTCTGACAGACGCCATCCTCGGCGACCTCACATCTGCATCTGCCTACTATGATGTATCCGACGCGCTGGCGGCAACATCGGTCTCCGGCAGTCTGACACAAGGCACGGCGAATTACACATCGGCCTCGGTTATCCTTGCGGATACCGCGCAGAGCATTGATGCAAATATACAGACGGCTCAGGCAAATCTGAATTCCACGAGCCTGACAACGCTGGTAAGCGCCTCGGGGAGCCTGGCACAGCTTTGTGCAGCCCGCGGATATGTCGAGCGGTCCATTAACAATCTGGACGGTGCGGGGACCTGATGCAAGTTATTGTCGTCAGCGGCGGTAATCTGTTCCAGATCGCTGCCCAATATCTGCTGGATGCAACAGAATGGATCAGGATCGCGCAGCTGAATCGTATCAGCGACCCTTGGTTGAATGGGCTGCAATCCTTGACCTTGCCGGATGTGGATGCCTCGGCAGGGGGCGGCGTTGGGCAGCAATAGCGTTCGGTCGCCAAGTATTTTGGTGTTGGCCGGTGGGTCTGCAGTGCCTGGCATTCTGGATGTGCAGATTGACAGCAATTCGTATCAGTCAGCGAACCGCTATCGCGTTCGGGCTTCGCTGACCGCGTCGGGATACGATGTTTGGGCAGGTGATCAGATCCAGCTTGAAATTCGCCTCGGATTGGATGGTGCCTGGTTGAGCATGATTATTGGACCGGTCGATCGCATTGCAGTGGATCCCGCCCGGGATGAAGTGGTGGTTGACGGACGCGACCTGACGGCCAGTTTCATAGAGGCGCGCACCCAGGAGAGCTTTGTAAACCAGACTTCCAGTGAAATTGCAACGACCCTCGCGATGCGCCAGGGGCTTGTCCCAGCCGTGACGCCGACGACAACCCTGGTCGGACGAAATTTTCAGAATGACCATGTGCGCTCCACGTTGGATCAGCACGCGCGGTCGACGACCGAATGGGATTTGCTTGTGAGACTGGCGGAGCTGGAGAATTTTGACGTTTGGGTGCAGGGGCAGACACTGAATTTTGCGCCCTTGAGTGCCGATCCCGATCCAGTCTTTCTCATGCCGAGCGATTGCATCTCGATGCGGTTGGAACGTTCGGTTGCGTTGACCGCGGGCCTGGGCGTAGCGGTGAAGAGCTGGGATTGTAGGGGAACGCAAAGTATCTCGCAGACGGCGACGACAAGCGGTTATGCCGGAGACGCGGCGAGTTACGTGGTTGTAAGGCCAAACATCACGGCAGATGCAGCACAGAATCTTGCAAACCGTATTGTTTCCCTGATGGCTCAACAAGGCCGCGTGGTTCATATTGATATGCCGGGCGACCTGACGACGCAACCCCGTGGATCGCTGACGATCTCGGACACTGGGACGGATTTCGACGGGCTTTATATGATCACGTCCGTCGAGCGCTCGATTTCCTTCGAACATGGATTTTCTCAGACGGTGGAAGCCAGGATCCCGCCATGGACGGATTTCTAAATCTTTGCAAGGCGCATGCATCGCAGATCGACCAGGGCTGGGCGCAGCCGCGGCTGGCGACGGTGAGTTCGGTAGATCCGGCCACCTATACGGCGCGGGTGATGATTCAGCCGGAGGGCGTGCTTTCCGGCTGGTTGCCGATTGCCTCGCCATGGGTTGGGGCCGGCTGGGGGCTGGCCTGCCCGCCTTCGACCGGCGATCAGGTACTTGTGTTGTGCCAGGAAGGCGAGTCGGAACACGGGATTATCGTCGGGCGGTTATGGTCGAACACCGCGACGCCGCCGAGTGCACCAGTGGGAGAGTTGTGGCTGGTGCACCAAAATGGCAGCTTTATCAAGCTGCACAATGACGGATCGATAGAGAGCAAGGCACCGAGCTGGACGCATAACGGCGACCTCCATGTTACCGGAAATGTATTTGATTCGCACAATTCGCTCGCAGACTTGCGCGCGCACTACAATGAGCATGTTCACCCGCCCAGCACTACGCCACCCAATCCT